CAACAATGACACTACCAGACGAACGCTACCGTGCCCTTAAGCAGGGTAAAAAACTACTAGAGGAGTTGTGCGATCCTGGTCGTACTCCTCGTGTTCCTAGCCTTGTTAGGGACAGGGCAAGAGGCGCATTGCGTCATTACCCATCTGATTATGAATTAGAGCGTATGGCAGAAAAATGCCCCGAATTACTTGATACACAACCATTCAATGTGTATACTATAAACAAATAAGGAATATAATGGCAAAACCATTCGACATTAGTAAGTTCCGTAAGGACATTACAAAAAGTATTGAAGGTCTATCAATTAGATTTAACGATCCAACTGATTGGATCTCGACAGGAAATTATGCACTCAATTATCTCATTAGCGGTGATTTTAATAAAGGGGTACCTCTTGGTAAAGTTACTGTCTTTGCCGGAGAGTCAGGCGCAGGAAAAAGTTTCATCTGCTCGGGAAACCTCGTTAGACACGCACAAGAACAAGGAATCTTTGTAGTCTTAATTGACACAGAGAACGCACTAGATGAAGCATGGCTACATGCTCTCGGTGTATCTACAGACGATGATAAACTATTGAAACTAAACATGGCAATGATTGATGATGTTGCCAAAACAATTTCAGAGTTTATGAAGTCATACAAAGCACTACCTGAGACAGACAAACCTAAAGTATTGTTTGTGCTTGACAGTTTGGGTATGTTGTTGACACCTACTGACGTTAATCAGTTTGAAGCAGGTGATATGAAAGGTGACATGGGTCGTAAGCCTAAGGCACTAACATCACTTGTTCGTAACTGTGTTAACATGTTCGGTAGTCACAATGTAGGATTAGTTGCCACTAATCACACATATGCTTCACAAGATATGTTTGACCCTGATGATAAAATTTCAGGTGGTCAAGGTTTCATTTATGCATCAAGTATTGTTGTTGCAATGAAGAAATTGAAACTTAAGGAAGACGAAGATGGCAATAAGATTAGTGATGTGCGTGGTATTCGTGCGTCATGTAAGATTATGAAAACACGTTATGCCAAACCTTTCGAAAGTGTTCAAGTTAAGATTCCTTATGAAACAGGTATGAGCCCTTATTCAGGTCTATTAGATATGATTGAGAAGGCTGAACTTGTTAAAAAGGAAGGCAACAGTCTTGTCTATACAACACTTGATGGTGAAATCATTAAGAAGTTTCGTAAAGCATGGGAAGCAAACACTGATGGCTGTTTAGATAAAGTTATGAGTGAGTATGGACAAAAAACTCAATCTGCGATAAGTACTGTATCACCTGAGGAGGAGGGTACAGAATGAGTTTAAGTTTGGTAGCAGAAGTTTGGGAAGCGTTACAATCGCATATTGATTTTAATGACCGCAGTGATGCCGCAGATACATTGGTAACATACTTGATTGAAAACAACTATGAAGTTGATGATATCAAAGATGCATTCAATGACAAGGTTATCAACAAAGCATTGAAGGGTTATGCAGAAGAACATTTCCAGGAAGACGACTACGAAGAATACGAAGACGACACCGACGAAGATGAATGGGATTAAATGTCAAATTGGTATACGAGAGTATCATCTAACCTAGCAGTTATACCAGACTTCATTTTACACTACGAAGCTGAACTTATTTCGGCTAAACAAGAGGTAAAGATTTACGGCAATGTTGAAAAGAACATTGCCGCTTTACCCGGTGTAACAGAACACAGGTTTAACCAACTACAAGAGATTGAGGCAGTACTCAATTATCTGAATATTCAATTACGGAAAATTCGCCGAAAACATTTTCAAAAATATCTAGAGGCGTATAATAGAGCATTAACAAGCCGTGATGCAGAAAAGTATGTTGATGGTGAGGATGAAGTAATTGATTATGAAACAATCATCAACGAAGTAGCATTCTTGCGAAATCGTTGGCTTGGTATTATGAAGGGTCTTGAAGCCAAACAATGGCAGATGGGACATGTCGTGCGTTTACGCACATCTGGAATGGAAGATATAACAATTGGCTAATTGGAATAACATTACACTTGGTAACGTACTAGGCGGAAGCTCTAACACAATAACACTAGGTCCCTTAACTTCTGGTTCGGGGGCGGCAGGACAAATAAGTATGACCGATTTACAATTTGATTGGGATGAGAACAGTCATGTCAAAAAATATCAAATTTTTGAAATTGAAGAAGACCTTCTTGCGTTAAGTGTTGCATGGCAACGTATACGCCAAGAGAGGGTAAAAAACCCATCTACATTCTTTATCAATAATATCACTCGACTAATTGACAAACAGTTGTTCAAAGAAGTTAGTAGTCCGGATCGCCAACGTGCTGATACTATTCGTGATTACTACAGTAAAAAAATTATGGTATGGCGATTGAAGAATGAACGTTTTAGTAACTATCGCAATGACATGAATGAGTTCATTCATAGTGACGGCAAAAAGTTCAGAGAAGAAATGTGTCCATTAGTATACAGACTTCCTGAATTCTATGATTACGATTCAACCTTTGACGAGATTGTAAGAGAGCATAACACTAAAGTTGAGCAATCCGAAGCACACTACAATGGTAAGAAAACTCTTAAACTTGTAAAGACATTAAATGTCGGTAAGAAATATAGCAAGCGTAAAGAATATTGGTTTAGTGACGAACGTAACGATCTGGTTAGTATGTCTATTGAACAAAACAATGTTCTAATTCCTTTGCTAGATTCTTATGTGATTAATCCTTTCACTATGGAAGCTATCTATAGCAAAAAAGTCAAGGACGACAAAGAGTACCTTGTTGCTAGTAAGTTTAAATTTGCTTGACAATAAATCCTTTCTTTGTTAAACTGTAGTTACAGTAGATAGCAACCCCCGAGAAAGGAAGACGATATGGCAGAAGTCAAACTCAATGGTCTGTACAAAGTTACAATGACTGAATATGAAAGAGGCTATGGTCAACGGGACATGGGTACTAAGTTTTTTGACAACGAGCAGGAAGCAAAGGCTTTTGTGCAAGAATACAACAAAGATCCTGGTGACCCTGACTGCTTTTACAGAGCAGATTACAGAAAAGTAAACTAAAGTATTCACTTTTAGCCCCAATAAAAAGGGGCTTTTTTCTTGACAATAAATGGATTTGGGTATATAATCATTACATAGACAGTTAACTAAAGGACTCGAAAATGGCTAACTACGCAATGTATACAGAATTTGGTAATGATGCAGTTGAAGCAATTGTTCGTACTGCAAAAGTACTCAATTTGGACTGGCCCAAGACTCTTGCTGAACTCCGTAGTTTAGCTGACCGTTTTCCCGAAGACTTCGGTGAGGCATGTGACACCGCAGTCCGTGAAGCAGTTTACATTGAACTTGGTTTCGATACCGACTTCTATGTTTGACAATAAATCCAAATTCTGATACAATACTTGTATTGACACTGAAACACAGGAACACTAATGATTATCACACACGCACCCCAAAACGAGGCAATTCTGTCCAACGTAAGTGATGTTGGCGAGTTTCGTATTCGCAATAGTGCGAAGGCTTTTAACATTCTGAGTTCCGGTCTGTATGCGAACAAGGTTCGTGCAATCGTCCGTGAACTTAGTTGCAATGCTGTGGACAGTCATGTTGCGGCAGGCAAACAAAATACACCCTTCGATGTTCACTTGCCTAATGCACTGGAGCCTTACTTTAGCATCCGTGACTATGGTACTGGTCTTTCACATGACCAAGTGACTAACATCTATACCACATATTTCGAATCCACTAAGACTTCAAGTAACGAATTTATCGGTGCGCTTGGTCTTGGTTCAAAGTCACCCTTCTCCTATACGGACAATTTTACGGTTACCGCGGTACAAAACGGTAAGAAGGGAATCTACTCTGCCTTCATTAATGAGCAAGGCGTGCCATCTATCGCATTGATGATGGATGAAGAAACGACAGACCCTAATGGTGTCGAGGTTCGTTTTGCAGTTGAGGATCGTTATGACTTTGGTAAGTTCCGTGACGAGGCTCGCTATGTATATGAGTATTTCAAACTGCGCCCTGTAATTTCAGGCAATGCTGAATTCACATTCAAAGATCCTGAGTACAAAGAAGAAAACATCATTCCAGGTGTTCACTACTCTAGTGATAATTATGCACGTGGTAGTTATGCTATCATGGGTAATATCAAGTACCCTATTGATATCCCTAATGCTGACAAAGTACTCGGTGGTATGCATGGTCTATTGAGTTGCGGGCTTGTGATGGAATTCAAGATCGGTGAGCTTGACTTCCAAGCAAGTCGTGAAGGTTTGAGCTACATCCCTCAAACAATTGAAGCTATCAAAAACAAGTTGCTGGAATTGAATAGTCAATTGGCAATTCATATTGCACAAGAGGCAGAGAAGATTGACAACTTGTGGGAACGTGCTGTCTACTTGGCAAAGCGTTATGACGAGGGTTCTTTGTTCAGAGGTGCAGTAATTAAGTATGCGGCTGATACTAAGTTTGAACTGTATGATCCAGGTTTGAATCGTTGGAATGCATTCAAAACATTCAAATTCGATACTAAGGATTTGGCTAGCAAGTATAATATTGTGATTCGTAGTTTTACTAAAAGCAATAGTTATGCAGTGTGTTCTACAAACAAGCCAACTAGGTCTCGCAAGACCGTAAATAACACTGAGGTGTTGTTTGACGAGTGGGATATCCGTGTAGGTAACGAAACTTACTTTGTGTTTAACGACACTAAAGTTGGTTCATTGGAACGTGCTAAGTATCACTGGAAGAACAGTAAGTCAGACACACACCAATCAAATGTGTACGTGATTGAGCCTGCTGACAAATCTAAGATGGTAGAGAAAGTTGCTTTCTTGACTGAATTGATGATGCCTCCTACTAATCGTATCTTTAAAGCAAGTGACTTGCTGGAGAAGGAACGTGCAGGTGGCATGGGTCAAAACGTTACTATCATGCGATTGGAAGAAGGTCGTAGTCGTGGTTGGCGTGATCGTGGTCAGATGGTCTGGCGTGATGGTGGCAAGGCTACTAGTTTTGACGCCACAGAAACATACTACTACTTACCACTGAGTGGTTACAAGAATCTTGGTATCGTTGAAGATATCAAGAGTTTGGAAGGTCACTTGCGTACTAGCGGTATCTTCACTCATGAAATTTACGGTGTTCGTAAGGGTGATTTGGATTGGGTCAAGACACAAAAGAACTGGGTCAATTTGGATACATTCGTAACTGAGAAATTGGCTAAGTTGGGTCAGGCTGATGTGTTGGGTTTGGTCAAGCAAAGTATTGACTGGAAAGACATTTATCAGTATAATGCTACTAAGCATGTGAGTAACCCTCATAGTCCTTACTTAGCATTGTTCAACACATTCAAGGATGTGAAAGAAACAGACCACAAGGTTCGTCAGAGTTTGGAATGGTTGTGTCGTCAGTACAAAGTAGCAACAGCAACAACAGTTGATCCTGCTACATTGATTGACAAATACACCAAAGAAGTTGAGGCAATTTATAAGCGTTATCCGCTTATCAAGAGCATCAGCAAGTACAACACAGAGGGTGTTCACTTGGCAGAGTATATTAATTTGATTGACCAGACTAAAGGAGTCTAAAATGAGTTTTCCGTATATCGTACAGGGCAGTAACATTACTGTAGTGATTGGCAACAAGCCTCACACAATTAGCAAATCACACATCACTTACAACAAAGTGTTGGAAGCTATCAAGGCTAGTGATTGGGACTTGGTTAAGAATATCATCGAGCCTGTTAAGGTCGTATTGAATTACGGTCAAGGCAACGTGAGTGTCCAGGGCGAGAAATTGTTCTGGAAGGGCAAGGAGATGCACAACGCATTGACCAATCGTATGATTGCTATGTTGCAAGATGGTTTCCCGATTGAACCACTCGTCAACTTCATGGAGAACTTGATGACTAACCCTAGTAAGCGGGCTGTCACTGAGTTGTATGGCTTCTTGGAAAAGAACAGTCTGCCGATTACTCCTGATGGTCATTTCTTGGCTTACAAGAAAGTTCGTAAAGACTTCTTGGACATTCACAGTGGCACTATGGACAATAGTGTTGGTAAGATTGTTGAAATGGAACGTAACGAAGTTGATGACAACAAGGATCAAACTTGTTCAACTGGTTTGCACTTCTGTAGTCAAGAATATCTGCCTCACTTTGGTGGCGGTGATAGTCGTGTTGTGATTCTGAAAATCAACCCACGTGACGTAGTGTCCATTCCTAGCGATTACAATAACGCTAAGGGTCGTGCATGTCGTTATGAAGTCATCGGTGAAGTGGGTGCAAACCCTGACGATGAAGTTGAATTTGACAAGCCAGTACAACGCAACGCCAACAGCGTGAAGACTGAGCCAAAGAAGGGTTCTACTGAATTCTATCGTGGCTACACTGATGGCTACAAAGGCAGTATGTATAATTCTGGCATTGGGTATAATAAAAATTATGCTGAAGGCTATGACAAGGGTCAATATGACCGTGAAGATGGTTACGTCCCTCGTTATCAGTATGTGAGTACTCCGGCTGGTTGGACTCGTCA